ATCCTGATTATGCAGATATGGTTTGTTTAATAGAAAATGCAGAAGGAACTGCAACATTAAATACTGACATCAAAGGATATATTTCAGAAGATAGTGGAGTTACATTTACACAAGGAACTTTAGTAGATGAGGGAACTTGGGGAACAAATAAAAAGATTATAGCTTTCCATGATTTAGATATTTCAGCACAAACTGGTTCAGCTATGTGCTACAAAATTACAACGCACAATCAAAGTGCTGGTTCAAAAGAAACAAAAATTCACGCAACATCAATAGGTTGGAGATAATTATGAAAGACATTAATGAACTTAACTTAGAAGTAGAGAGACTTAGAGGCGATATAAAGCTCGTTAAACAAACTATTGAAGTTATAGAAACAAATCACTTGGTTCACTTAGATAGAAAAGTTAATAAAATTAATAATATTTTATGGACTGTTGGTTTAATGATTTTTGCTCAATTAATTATAACTATTAAAACTTTATTGGTATAAAAATATGATGTTACCTTATAAATTATTATTCAATATTGGTTCTAAAGCCATAGGTGGCTTTATGCAACGAAGAAAAGATATAAGTGACCAAAAGCATAAAATAGCTTTAGAAGAATGTAGAACAGGTAATGAAAGAGCTAAAAGAAATGGCTCTTTATTTCTTGATTTACTTCTTGGTTCTTTTATTTTAGCACCTTTAGGTATTTTAGCATATGGAACATTTTGGGGAGACCCTGCGATGTTAGCCAAAACTAAAGATTATTTTGAATTACTGAAGCAGATACCCGAAGTATATTTATATTTAATCTTTATAGTAGTTGGGGGAAATTATGGAATATCTGTCACGAATCTATTGTCGGGTAAAAAGTTTAAGTAACTTTTGGAATATATACTTAGGCTCTACAATTATAATAGTTTTAATATTTATATTTTTATTACTTAAATCCTTTTATTTCTAAAGATGATGATTAAAAATATTAAAATGGTAATATTGCTATGGATTCAAGGTTGGTCAGGACAACTTAATGGTTGGGCTTGGACTAAATGGGATATACTTCATCGTCAAGATTGGGTAAAAGGTTATCATAATAGGAAAAAGAATAATGAAAGATAGAATAGACGTATCAGATAAAACAGCAATTTCTATGCCTATGAAAAACCTTCTTGGAATTATCTCGGCAGTTGGGATTGGCGTGTACGCATTTTTTGGTATACAGGAAACTCTTAATAAGCATAGCACGACTTTAGAGTTAATGGAAAAAGACCTACACCAAAATACAGAATTTAGAATCAAATACCCTCGTGGAGAATTAGGACAAAGTTCGGGGGAAGCAGAATTATTTATGTTGGTGGAGCATATGAGCACACTCGTAGAAGATTTGAATGGAGAAATTAAGGGTATGAGAAATAATGCTGTTAATATAGATTTTTTAAAAGAAAGAGTTAAGAAATTAAGTGAAGACGTAGAAAAATTAATTAGAAATGGAAATGGACTAAAATAATGGTAGAAATAGTCTTTGGATTAATGTTATATCTAAATGGAAATTTGATAGAGCATACTTATAAAGACACGTTAAGTTCCTGCCTCAAGTCCAAACGTATAGCTATGAAAGAAATTAATCCTGATAGAGTAGTTTTTAAATGTGAAAAAGTAAAAGCTAAAACTGAAATATATATGGGTGAAAAAAAGATACTTAAAATAATAAAATAAAAGATAAAAATGAAAATACTATTGGTTATCACAATTTGTTCTGCATTTGGTTGTTTACCCCCAATGACGCACTCAGATTGGACTTACGAAAATGAAGACCAATGTATGATGAAAGGGTATTACCGAATTGCTGAAGTCGCTGAAACTTATATGAAGACTGTCGGCGTTCAACAATTTAAAAATATGAGAGTTAGAATGGTGTATAGTTGTCTAACTGAAGACGCTTGGAAAAAATCAACTGAACCAAAAGGAGAAGAGTCCACGTTTAAACTACCAGTTTAATCTATGCCAAAATTAAAACCTTTAATTTACGCTTTTTTCTCTTTTTATTTTATTACTTATTGTACTCTAAATAAACTTACAAAGGAGTCTTCTTATGATGCTTCACATATTGAGATTTATAAACCGAATTACAACAAGAATAAGTATGTGGGCGTGGAAAAAAGAAACATATTTAAGATATTATAAACACCGAAATAAAAAAGATGAGTAACGTACCTAAGTATGGAACAATAGTAAACTATAATAGAACACATAAAGGTACATCAATAGGACGTAGACCGATTACTTCCACAATGAACAAAGATAAAAGGAGACAAGGTGGAGCAAAAAAGTACAGAGGACAAGGTCGTTAAGATAGAAAAAATTATAAAAGAATTACCCGAATTATTAGTTAAACACGCATACCAAAAACTAAAATCAGGTCAAGAACTAACTGCTTCAGAAATGAAAGTATGTTTAGAGGTCTGTAAGACATACAGTTCCGAAAAGTTAGGTGCAAAGCCTGATAATATTCTTGAGAAAGTACCTTTTGACACAGATGGATAAACGATTAGAAAATTTTAAGAATTTTTTGTATTTATGTTGGAAGTTTCTAAACTTACCTGAACCAACTCCCATACAATATGATATAGCAGACTATCTACAATCAAATGAACGTAGATTAGTTATTGAAGCCTTTAGAGGTGTAGGTAAATCTTGGATTACTTCAGCATTTGTTTGTCATCAACTTTTATTAAACCCTCAAAGAAATATACTGGTTGTCTCAGCTTCTAAAAATAGAGCTGATGACTTTAGTACATTTACTCAAAGGTTAATAAATGAAATGCCAATATTACAGCATTTAATACCAAGAGACACTCAAAGACATTCTAAAATTAGTTTTGATGTAGCTCCCGCTTTAGCTTCTCACGCACCTAGCGTAAAATCTATGGGAATTACAGGACAGCTTACAGGTTCTCGTGCAGATTTAATTATCGCCGATGACGTAGAGTCAGCTAATAACTCACAGACACAATTAATGAGAGATAGATTAAGTGAAACTGTGAAAGAATTTGATGCCATCATTAAACCCGATGTTGGTCGCATCATATTCTTAGGAACACCTCAAACTGAAATGAGTTTATATAACACATTAGAGGAAAGAGGTTTCAAGACAAAAATATGGACAGCGTTATATCCAACTAAAGAACAAACCATTGGATATGGTAGTAAACTTTCTAAAATTATTTCTAATATTACAGATAAAGAAGGTAAACCTACTGACCCTCAAAGATTTGATGATATAGATTTATTAGAGCGTTTGTCTTCATATGGACGTTCAGGTTTTAACTTACAATTTATGTTGGACACTACAATGTCTGACTCCAATAGATACCCTTTAAAGCTCAATGATTTAATTGTAGCTTCAGGTTGTACGACTTGGGATAAAGCTCCTGCTCAAATTCAGTGGGCTTCAGGTACACAACAGTTAAAAGGTATAGACCCTGAAATACCAAATGTAGGTTTAAAGGGAGACTACTATGTCGCTCCTTTACACTTATCTGATGAATACGCACCCTTTGAAGGGGTTGCTATGTCCATTGACCCTGCGGGTCGGGGAGAGGATAAAACAGCGTATGCGGTGCTTAAAATGCTTCATGGAGTGCTATATTTGACCGATATAGGTGCTTTAGATGGTGGGTACTCAGATTCCACCTTAGAAGAGCTTTCTAGTATTGCCAAAAGAAACAAGGTAAATAACGTGGTTATAGAGTCTAACTTTGGAGATGGTATGGCTACAGCTTTATTAAAACCTGTTATGGCTAAGATACACCCTTGTCAAATAGAAGAGGTAAGACATAACATACAAAAAGAGAAAAGAATTATAGATACCCTAGAACCTATTATGAATGGTCATAGGCTAGTGGTAGATGAGAATACGATTAAAGAAGATTTCAAGCTAGAACCTAATCATCAGTTATTTAGACAACTGACTAGGATAACTAGAGATAGAGGTGCGTTAAGACACGATGACCAAATAGATGCTTTAGCTATTGCGGCTAACTATTGGGTGGAGAGAATGGATAGAGACCAAACTCTTTCTTATCAACAACACAAAGATGAACTAATAAATAAGGATTTAGAGAAATTTATGGAACATACAGTGGGTAGACAACCTAAGCGGGAAAGATGGATATAAACACTAAAGTACCCGTATTAGTGAAAACAAAAAGGTTAAAGCTATACTATAGCTATTACTTACTCACTTATCATTTATGGATAGATTATGGCAAAATGTGAAAGATGTGACAAGGAGTGTCACTGTAGTAAAGACGCTAAAGAATCTAATTGCGTTAATTGTAATTGTCCTAATAACAGGAGCGTATGGTATGTCCAAAGCTCTACAAACGAACAAGATAGAACTTACGAAAACGAGGTTAATAATAAATCAAATGGCTGATAACAAATACGAATTTATAAAAAAGACAATTAAAGATGATGAAGGTTTTAAAATGCTTCCATATACTTTAAAATATGATGACGCTACAGGTAAACACATTATAGAGAAATTTCAAACAGGTGGGTATGGTCATAAGATTAAAAAAGGAGAAACTCACGCTCACTTTAGTTACACAAAAGCATATTGGGAAGGTATCTTTGAGAAGGACTTTGAGACAGCTTTAAAAGGAGCGAGAAATATCATTTCTGAAGAGACTATAGACCCAGTAGCATTTGGTATTCTAGTAGAAATGGTATATCAAATGGGAGAAGATGGAGTGAAAGGCTTTAAGACAGCTATAAAACATCTTAAAAATAATGATTATAACTCAGCTTCAGACCAGTTATTATATAATTATGATGACAAAGGTGAGATGATAGGGTGGACAAATTGGCATAAACAGACACCTGATAGAGCTAATAATGCTAGTGACCGCTTATCTTTATTAAAGATGAACTCAAATATTTAACAAAAAAATCTCAGTAGGTATTACGTTACAGAACGAGCCCACGTTTCCCCGTAGGTGTTGGCTTCTACTCACGCAGACGCACACCCCCGCACACAAAAGCGGAGCTTCGGGCCCTATATACACACACGGGCACACACGCACCCGCCACGCATACATAAAGCCACGCAAAGCCCACACCTAAAGCCTCTATTTATTTCTTTTTGCTGTTGCTGTGAGCTAGTCTGTTTTTTTGCTTTGGGTTCTTTATGTGTGTACGCACACGCAGACACACGCAGACACAAACTCAAGTCTGTTTTTTTATTGATACTTATTTAATGAAACTCAAAGCCGTCAAAGTTAATATAATAAATATTATCCAAAATAATATATATAATATCTTCTCATTAATTCTCTTCATTTCTCTTCATTCCTTTTTATTAATTAGTTATAAGTAG